ACCATCGCGGAGGTCTGCTCCCGAATCGCATCCGTGGCCTGACGCATCGTCCGGAGCTGCGAGAGCTGCGCCGCCGAGTCGATCTCCCCGAAGGCTCGGTTGGCCTCCGTCTCGACGAAGCCGCGCTGCTCGAGCGTCTCCGTCAATTGCGACTCAACCCTGCGACCCTCGCTTTCATCGCCCTTGCGAGATTTGATCGCTTCGAGCTGATTCCGCAGCGACGTCTCGCGATTGCCGATGTCCTCGATCTGCAGATCGCGCTTGCGGCGCACCACGTCGTAGTCACCGATCAGCTCCCGCTTGCGCAGGCTGTCGACTTCCTTGATGCCATCCGCAATCACACGGGCCTTTTTTCTGTACGACTCGCGCTCGGCTTCCAGCTCCTTTTCCAGCAGCTCGTTCCGCGGACGCGTCACGCCCGAGGCGCCACCGGTCGTCTTGCTCTCCTTGCTGTCCTTGTCCTGCCTGTCCTTGATGGCTGCCTGGTTCTTGCGAGCCTCCTCGCTCGCGCGCTGGGCGGCGTTGTTGCCGAGCTTGACGGTCTCCGCGAGCGCACTCTCTTGGGTAGCCAACTCGTCGCGGGTCCGCTGCAGATCGGCATTCGACGCGGGGCGTCCGAACGCCGCACCTGCGCCGTTCACTCCGAAGCCCTTGTTCGCGATGAGCTGGTCGATGTTGGCGATTTTCTTGCGCACGGCTTCCAGCTTCTGCTCCGGGGACTCCTCGCGCCCGATATTGAGGAGGGCATCCCACCCCCTCCTGGCCGTGTTGGTGATGGCCAGCCACGCACGCTCCATCGTGCCCAGGTTGCCGACGACCTGCTGGGTACGCTGCTTCATCGCATTGGCAAAGGAAGACTGCGCCAAGGCGGCCGCCTCCTCGGTCTTGCCCTGCTTCTCGAGCGCGGCAATCCGGTCGTAGGTGCTGACGTTCAGGTAGTGGTAGGTCTGGTTGAGCTGGGCCGACGCCTTGCTCGGCTCTTCCGCGAGCTTGACGAAATTGCCGACCGCTTCGTTGATCGAGACACCCAGCACCCTGTTCATCGCAGAGGTGGCGTTCGCAACGTCCTCGATCGCCTGGCTGCCGATCTTTCCGGTTCCCGCCACGGCGGCGATCGCTTCGGCCGCCTGGAATTGCGTGCCGTCAGCGCCGGCGATTCTTACCGCCATGTCCTTGGACTGCCCCACCGTCAGGCCGGAGTAGTTGCCCGTCATCGTCAGCGCCGTCGAATAGGCTTTCGCCTCCTTGCTGCCCTCGGCGTATGCGGTGCTCAGCAGCTGTACGGCAGTGGTCGCGAGATTGAAGCGCGTGGCCATCTGGCCGACGCCGCTCGTCAGCGCGGAAGCCGCGGCCCCGACGCCACCGGATTCATCGACGAGCGTTCGCCCGCCCTGCATGAGGTTCGATATCAGCGCCGGGGCGCTGTCCGTGCTCGACGAAATGGTGGAGAAGAAGGACTTCGTCGCCTTGAGCTCCTCGGCCGCTTTCTTCAGGACGCCGGACTTTTCTTCCGCGGCGCGTTTCAGGCTGTCGGACTTCATCAGTTCCTGTTGCCTGTTGTTCAGCATCTCGATCTGGCCTGTCACTTCCTTCTGGAGCGCAGTGACCTCTCGCGTCGCCTGCGCCAGACCTGACGACAGCGTGGAGGTATCCAGCGTCATTCGAATGGAGAAGTTCTGTGCCGTTGCCATGACTTCATGGTCCTTCCAAAGAGAGAAATAAATGAGGCCGACATCTGTCGGCCCCTCGTGCCGGCAACGGCGTGGTTCAGGCATTCAGCACGCCGATCCCCTCGTCCTCCATCACCTGCAACTGCAGGAAAACCTCGCGCTGCCGCGCACGCGGAATGCCGAGGCGCCGCATCGCCACGTCGACCGCACCGAAGTCGAGCCCCTGGTGCCACGTGCCAGCGGGCCCCGCGACCACGCGCCACTGCGTGCGGCAGGCGTGGAACACCTCGAAGGCCTCCTGGTGTTCCGGCCAGAGCTCGAAGATGCGGATCTCCTCGCTGCCGGCCGCCGGCGAGACCAGCCGGACCGGATCGAGTCCGAGCGACGCACACTGAGTGCGCAGCTCGTCGTCGAGTTCCTCGTGAACACGTGTGTCGGCGCCGAGCACGTAGCGCGCGGCGCCCCTCAGTTTTTTACGGCGGCCGGGTACGCGTGCTCGAAGTAGCTGTAGGTGATGGCCGCCTCGAAGCCCGGCCATTCCTCCACCGCCGCGGCACGGTTCTCGGGCGTGCAGATGAAAGGCAGGCCGTCGTCGCCGGCCAGGCCACTCCAGTCGGCCAGCACCATGTCGAGCAGCTCCCGGTCGTTGAGGCTGCGGTCGTCCAGGCGACGCTGCAGGGTGTCGTTCTCGGTCTTCGTCAATCGCTTGAAGACCGCGTCGAAGCGCACCTCCTCGACCTGGCCGTCGCCCGGCACGCGCATCAGGACCGGTGCGGCGAAGGTGGGCTTGATCGCGAGCTTGAGTTTCTGGGGCATCTGGTGTGTTCCTTTCGTCTTCCGATGAACCCGTCGCTCAGCGCACGACGATCGACCACTCGTCATTGCCCGCGCCGCTGGGCACGAACTCGAGCGGCACGGTGATCATCTGGACGCCATCGACATCGCTGTAGGTGGGCTTGCCGATCTGGGCGCGCGGCGACTTGATCTCCACCACGTTGGTCGCGCCCTGGCCATGCTTGAGCGCGAGCGCGACGCGCGTGCCGCTGCGCGCCATGCCGATCCAGTCCTTCACGGCCACCGCGGTGTTCTCGAAGGTGACGGAGCCGGTCGACACGCGCGCGGTGATGTCGACGGCATCGATGGTCATCAGGTCGCGCTTGACGACGGTGTTGCCCGCGTCGAAGGCGAATGCGCTGGCCGCGACACCCAGGCCATCGAGGCTCAGCGTGGTGTTGGCCTTGTTCACGCCCAGCGGGTCCATGAACTTGCTGTAGTCGGCGGTCGGCAGCGGTGCGTCGGCGGCCGGCACGAACAGGCCCGTGAATTCGAACTGCCACTTCGGGATGCCCTTGGCATCGACGGCGGCCTTCACGTTGCCGTGGGCGTCGGTCATCTTGTAGACGGTGCCGTCGACGTTGCCGTAGATGGTCAGCGACTCCAGCACGTCGGTGGTGGGCGCGAAGGTGGTGCTGACGCCGGCCGCGGTGGTGACGCTGATCGCGCAGCCGCGCATCAGCGGGGCATAGGCCGGCACGTCGCCTGCCGCGGCCACGCCCGCCATCTCGACCGAGAAGGCGATCTTGCTGTACTGGGTCACGAGCACCGAGCCGCGCGAACCGAAGTACGGACGCACGTTGTCGCGCTGGATCACGTCGCCTTCGATGGGCGTGAGCGTGACTTCGCTCACCAGGATCGCATTGGCGGCACCGGTGGGTGCGGCGTCGGTGCCGCGCACGGTTTCGGCCTTGGCCAGGATGGCCATCTTGCGCATGAGTTTGGGCATGTTTGCGTTTCTCCGTTGGTTGAAAAAGCGGGTGAAAGGGATGGAATCGAAAGAGCCGAAAAACACGCACCGATTGCGCGATGCGCCTGGCACGACCGCCCGGTTCGCACGGGCGCGTCGATGCCGTCCTTGCCGATGCGTGCATGCGGCGCAGATGGAGAGCGGCGGGACCGAACGGGCACATCGCCGTTCGGTACCCGCCATCAGCGGGTGGAAAAAGCGCGGACGCTCAGAGGTAGCGCCAGGTCCTCAATCGCAAGGTGGCGCCATGGCACTTGAGGCCGCAGAAATCGACGAGGCCCACCTCCGCGACCTGCACGCCGTCGGTGTCCTCGGTGTCTTCGTCCTCGTCCTTCAGCGGCGAGAGCGCGCAGGCGCCGCCGAGCGTCGGATCGGCGCGCACCGCATCGCGGATGGCTTCGATCAGGGCGTCGAACACGAGCTCGGAGCCCGTGGCATCGTCGAAGGCGAGGTAGCCGCGCAAGGTCCAGGTGTCGATGGCGACACCGCGTACCGCGTTCAGCGCGTGTTCGCTGGTTTCGGCGCGGCGCAACCACCAGCCGCGCAGCTGCAGGGCGTGATCGGGCAGCTCGTGCAGGAAGAGCCCGCGCAGCGCCGTCTCGTCCGCGAGATAGCGCTCGCGGTCGTGCACGCGGCCGATGGCGGGCACGGTGCCCAGCGTCTGGACGATGGCGGTGCGGATGGCGGCGAGAGAGGTCATGCGTAGGCTCCGACGGTCATGCCATGCACGCGATGCACGGCAGTTGCAATAAGAAAAAAAGTCATCGAACGGCGACGAACGGGGCGGCGGAAAGATGCGGTGGCGTTCTTCTCGGTCGTTGGATCCACTGTCTCCGACGAAGCCCCGATCGCCGAGGCGGACATCTGTCCGCCGAAGGCCGCGCGACGCGCATCAGTTGCCGCTGGCATTGCTGCGAAACCACTGCTTGAGGCTCTCCGCGAGCAGGGCGGTCGCGATGGCCATGGCTCCGCCCGATGCGGCGCCGAAGGCCGCGGCGCGCTGCTCCACCGCGCGCAGGCGGCTGTCGAGTGCGTCGAAGCGCGCATCGACGGCGTCCATGCGCCTGTTCTGCCGGTCCTGGCCCTCCTTGAGCGCCGACACCAGGCCGTGGATCTGCCCGAGCAGGAACAGCTCCTGCGCACGGATCTCCGGATCGTTCATGGCACGGGCCTTTCCGTGAGGAACTCGATCAGCGCGGCGTGACGGAGCCGGTCGGCCGCGCAGGCACGGGCGTTGAGTCGCTGGTTGTCCCATGCGTCGTCGACGACAAGACCGGAATCAGCAGCACAGGCCGCGTCGGAGGTATCAGCAGATCCGCAGGGACCGGCAGGGACATCGGTTCCCGCCAGGGCGCTGTTCCACATCCAGACAGCAGCGAGGCTGAGGCGATGGCGATCGTCGCCGACAGGGCTCGGCGGTACCGCCTCGACGGCATCGCGCGGCGACGGCGCAGGAGCCCGCGCGCCGCGTGGGCTCCGATCAGGGCGATCACGCGCAACGACGGGAGGGAGCACGAGAGCCACGCGCTGGCGCAATTCATGGGAGATTCCTTCGAGAGCGAGATAACGGGTCTGCAGCGCGCCCGCGTCCAGCTGATAACGGGTGGAGGCGGCACGGCCGCGTTCGTATTCCTTGCGCAAGGCCTCGGCCGCCGCGGCGCTGCGCTGCGCTTCCCTGCCCTGCCAGACCAGGCGCTCACGCGTCGCGCCGGCCTCGTGGATGGCGGCGGCGAGCGCCGCGAGAAGGCCGATCGCCAGCATCGCCCCGGCGAGACGGAGCCAGGCCCTGGAGCTGCTGCTCATCCGGCGGCCTTCAGGCATTGCGCATGCAGGCGCAGGCGGTCTTTCCAGATGCCCGCGCAGACCTTGTTGCCCGGCGTGGAGCAGTCGACGCCGCCCGCGTACTTCCAGTCCAGGATGGCGTTGCAGGCCCCTTCGTAGTCCTCGGCATTGAGCCGGCTCACGAGCGTGGAGACCCGGCCTTCGCGCCCGCCCGTGCAGAAGTTGAAGCTGCCGATGTTGTAGGCCAGGCTCACGTACGCGTCGTACTCGGCCTGGTGCAGCGGCACCTTCACGCACTGCTTGAGGGCGCCCTCGTAGCTGCGGATGTCGCGCAGTGCGCGCTCCAGCGCGGGCACTGGCGTGGTGGTGTCGCCCATGCGCACGCCTTCGGTCGAGCCGAAGCCGATCGTGGGAACGGCGCTGCCGTGAACCGGATCCGGATAGGCCCGGTCGCTGTAGCCCTCGCGAGCGACGATGCCGATCAGGCCCGCCGCGCTCAACGCCAGCGTGGCGAGTGCCTGCCGGGTGATGCCGCCTCGCACTCGCGAAGGCCGCGCGTTCGATGGATGGATGTTGTTGTTGCCCATGACCAGATGGTCTGGCAAAGGGCATCGAACACTGAGGTGGACAGGTGTCCGCCGAGAGGGTGCAAGGGGTGCGGGCGAGCCCGCCGCGCTATGCCGGCGGCGGCCTGCGGCCCATGAAGCGCGAGCTCAGATCTCGCCGCCGTGCCAGACGACGCGGCCGCTGATCCGCAGCTCGGCCGCCTGTTCAGCGCTCAGCATCTGCGGCTTGTAGGCCGGGTTGTAGCTGATGATCTGCAGGCCGCCGGTCGAAAAGTCCCGCTGCAGGACCTTGACGTAGTCGTGGCCGTCGAGCTGGATGACATAGACGCCGTCCTGCTCGAGCGACCGGATGGCGGTGTCGACCAGC